AGACACCTGCAGATGAAGGCCGCAGAGCCGCCATAGAGGACGATATTGCGCGGTTGGAATTAAGGCGGAAAAAAGAAACCGGCGCCTTGGAAAACCGTTCCCATTTGGAAGCGCAATGGAATGACTGATCAAAAAAAACTTGGCCGTCCGGTGGGCAGCCATAAGTGGCCGCACCGCATCAACGTATATCTGTCAGATGAAGACCGCGCGTTGGTGGACAAGGCCCGTGGTGACGTTTCAATTTCGCGGTACGTCAGGGATGCAGTTGTGGCAAAGGCAAAGCGGCGGGTGAAACAGCTATTTCTTCGTCGCCCTTGCCCTGCTCATGGCCCGGTTTCCAAACCAGAACGAAATGATGCAAGCCAATAGCCCCATTTCTTCTTCCCCAAAGGCACTTTCCAGAGCCGTCGGCCAATCAACGTCTTGATTTGCAATCAGTGAGTATACCAAGCCCACCTCTACGGCTATAAATGTTCCCATGAAAAGATAGGTGATGACCGGCCTGACGCTGGCTTGAAGGGACACAACCCAGCCGCCATGTGCGGCCAGAGCCATGTCGTGTTCATAGAGTTTTTCCGTTTCTACTATATCAGCCTTGGCGTCCAGTTCCTGTAAATTCATGGTGGACAGAGCCTGAGCATACTGTGCCTTGGCTGCCAGCATGGCTAATTCCTGTTTGTTGGCTTGGCCCTGCCTAAAAAAACCGAGAATCTCAGGGATAATGGACGTGGAAAAGCCCAGAAGACTGCCTAAAAGTGCGATCATCTTTTGCGCCCGCTGGGCATCGGCGATCCGCCTTTTCCTACATAGAGTCCGAAGAACGCAGCACCCGCGCCCACGATTGTGGAAATAAATGCCGCCTGTGCATTGGTTGGATCTGACAGCGCCATGAACCACATCGTGGATTCATAAAAGGCGTATATATATGCCAGCATTATCAGCCGGGGGATCACCCGGAACTTATCAAGCAACCCAGCCGTCTGATTGCACCAAGTTTGCGCGTCGTCCCCGGTGGGGGGCGCCAGATCAGAGGCCAGCAATTCGTATTCGCGGGAGGTCTCAACGACCTTGACCACATTGTCAGCCATTGGTGTCTTCTTCCGCCTTCAAAAACAATGCTGAAATTCTGTTGGCCCGTTCGCCGACCTGGTCGGCCCACTGGCTGTCCAGGGCTTCCGTTGCGGCGGTGTCAAAATCACCATCCTTCAAGGCCGCCAGCATACGGGAAAATCCTCGTAATCTGGGCACCCCGAGATTGAATGCCATGTTCGCCAGACCGCGCTGGGCCGGTTCCGGCATCTTGCTCCACCACGGAAACCCGGCATTCAGTTCACTGACAGTGCGCTTGATGTCGTTGTCCAGCAGATCCATCGCCTCGACGGCGGAAATACCTATGGCGTCTAAATTTCTGCCGGTGCCGATCGTCAAGGCGCCAGCCGTGCAATGGTACGGCTTCAGCTTGACGCCTTCGTCCATTTTCAAATCGTCGGAAAGTTGTTTTGCGTCCATTTTTTCTATCGGCTTGGGGCGGTTGAAAATACGTTCCGGCAATTCGCGGTAGACCAGACAGTCATAGTTTTCAGTATGGCCTTTCAACGGCCCGTTGAACTTCCAGCCGTTTATGATGTAGCCTTCAATTTCGTGATATTCGGCATAGCGCAATTCAATTTCTGCGCGGTTTCTCATTTACCGAATGCCTTTTTGAAACTCTTTTCTTCATTTTCTGGCGTCATCATATCGCACGCTATTGTCGATGTGAGGGTGGTGATGTCCTGCACTCGGCGAAATAAGCAAACGTCCAGATCGACGGCCACCAGGCAAACGATGTCGCAGTCATCCTTCGTGAGTTTCCGCCGCCGTATTCCGCGGCTGGTCATAAATTGGTACCACCGGCCATCTTTTTGTGGTGATTTCGAAGCCTTGACCTGGATACGCTTGATGCGTTTGTCCTTCATGGCGATCAAGTCAACGCCTTCCGTCGTCGCCACGACCACGCGCCAGCCGTTCTTTTCAAGACAGGCCGCCGCCAGATATTCGCCTGCGCGACCAACATCATTGTTGTCGCCGACCAATTAACTTGCCCGCGCCAGCCGACGAATTTCTTCTTTCAAATGCTCAACGTCTTTTCCCAGAGACGTTAGTTCGCGAACTTTGGCTTCCAGATTTGACGGCGCAGAGATGTCCGTCAAAATGTTGACGCGCTGACGCAGGTTGTTGGTTTCTACGTCGATGCGGTCAAGACGATTATCGAGTTGCCTGATTGACGCCTTAAATTCTTCAAGTTGAGCGGTGATGGCGCCAATTTGATGTCTGGCGATTGCCATGGCAGCGACAACGCTCGCAAAAACAGCGCCGACAGACAGGAGCATTCGAAGATCGAATTCCATATGAAATCACTTTTCTGCCGCGCTTTCCGCGCGCAACGCTTTCCGATTTATGCGCCATCTTTGAATGAGGACAATAATCGACAGAGCGCCGATGGCCGTGCCGAGCAGAGTGTTGAAATCCCCGCCAAGAATAAAATTCCAAAGTGATGCGGCAAAACCCGATCCGGCGGCAGCGGCGTCTATGTTTTCAGGTCTGATCGTCACGCGGGGTCAGCTTTCGGTGGCGGGTACTTATTCCCGGTCATAGAGAGATCGGTCCCGGTCCCCTGGATACAAGCCAAATTATTCATGTTGGGCCGAGTGACGACGACTGTCCAGCTCCCGTGCGAACTCGCGAAAAGTTCGAATAGCGAATCCCCGGCAAGCCCATGGGCGACGACGATCTCCCGATATTCTTGCAACAGCCGGTCAGCTATCTTGTGATGAGCCTGGCAGATTAAAGGCATCTGCTGGGCCTGGACGGCAGGCATTAAAAAAGCCGCCACGAGGGCGGCTGCGAGGGCGGCGGCGAGGCGGGTCATTCGGGGGTGCCGTCTACTTCTTGGATCGTGGAGGTGCCCGCCTCGACCTCTTCCATCATGCGGGCGTAGTCCGTATTGTTAGGGTCTGGCGGAATATTCACATTCGGAGTACCTTCTGCTGCATAATATTTTGTGCGGCCATTGTCGATATGCTTAAAATATTTCATAGTTATAACTCCGCTGCTGCTTCAAGTACCTGGCCAGATTTAAGTTCTACAAAAAGACCGTTTCCATCCACATATCCTGAACCACTGGCAATCGTAGCAGTTACACTATGAATCCCTGCCGCATTGGTGGACAGAGTGCCATCAACCCCGCCGGCAGATGAATCGATGGTGTTAAAAGTTCCCCATGTCATGGTTGGCGCTGCCCTCATTGTGGTTGGAAAGTCTAACCCGCCAACAATACCAGTTGATGTACTCCTACAGGTTCCAGCCAGACCAACTCCACTGGCAGTAGTCCATTTAACGTAATAGCGTTGGCACTTAGCTAATGTCGTCCCGTAATCTTCTGCTTGAAACGATGTGGAGACACTACCTAATTCCAGTTGCACATTGGCTAGAAAGAAATCGTTGCCCGTGTTGTCGAGTAAATTCTGCTGGTTTGATGTTGCATACCCTTCTGTGCTGGTCTGCCATGCGTCCGCTGTGGATTGGTACGTGCCAGTCGCCATCAGCGGAAAAACCAGCCACAGGCTTGCATTAGCATCGTTGTCGATAACAGGGACAGAGGTGCCGGGGGCGGGGAAATCGACAGTTATGTATTCCCAAGTATTTGCCGACGTGACGGTATATTCCGTGCAGCATGAGTCATTTCCTTCCTGAAGATACACCGCAACGCAATGAGTGCCAGATTTTGGCGATTTAACCCAGAAGCTCAAAGCCAACGGATAATCGTCAGTTGCTTGCCCCCAATTCAAGTGCTGTAGATTCTGCCCTTCCATCTTTTGGAGAACGGCACTGATGTTATTGCCCGAAGTGTCAGTGTCAGCCGTGGTCACGTCAATTTGTAGGCAATATCTAAACGGGCCATCTGTGGTGCCAGCAGTTGCTTGACTGGCGGTGTAACGGCCTGATGAGGATGTTCCGTAGTGTGTCCAACCATCAGTTCCGTAGTAAACATAGTTGGTGCCGCCAATACCCGTCACCGACGATCTTTGAGCCACTGTGAAACCGCCATTCAAAAGCAAATTCTTATTTCCGCCCGGAATTGGATTTGCGCCGCCAGTTATACTGCCGAACCGGAATTGCTCCGTGCCGCCAGCAGTCACTCCAACGGTATCGGCGGCGGGGAAATATAATCCAGTGTTAGTGTCCGCTGTCGCCTGCAATGAAGGCGCCGAAACCGTCCCGGCGGCTGCCGACAACGCGGTCGTGGTCTTCAATGTCGCCAGTGACTGGGTGCCGTCGTACAGCTCGGCCAGATCCTGCATAATCGCCCGCATCCAGTTATTTACGTCCGATGGGGCCATGCCTTCCGCGCACGAAATTGACTGCAACGTCGTGTTGGATGCCGCCGTTTTTGAATAGGCTGATATTGTGTCTGCCATAAATTAACTCCGTAAAAAACCCGCCATCGACGGGCGGGTTGGTTATTGTCGCCGACCAGCGCTCTTGGCGTATGGCGGCTGTGGTTCCATGTCTTGCAGGCGGCCTGCCTGGAATGCGGCCCTCCCGCCTGGGCCAAGTAGCCCACCCCATTTGCCGCCGTAATAGGCGGTCTCACCCATCAAGCGGGGGATGGTTAGCGGTAGCCCTGCAACAAATGTTGGATCACTGAAGGCGTATAGGGCGGCACCGGCAGCAGGCACCCTAGCCAATCCACGTGGGGCTTTTTCGTGTAAGGCTTGCCCCGCCAGTTTCGGCCTCAGGGTTGCTGCCCCGGCCTTCTCTAATTGTTTCGCCAACTGTCCGCGTCGGCCCCAATTCGTATAGACATTGTTTCGCATGATTGATTGCAGGGCCTTTAAGGATGAACCAACCTTTGCCTTTTTCCCCGCCAGCTTAAACTCGTCTTGGATCTCTAGGATCAGGCCGGTGGCCCTCTCGTATTCGGACATGATGTCGGCGTAATCGGGGGCCTGTTCAGCTATCACTTCTCTGACGGCGTGATACATCTCGTCCGCTATTTTACGGTCAGGCGTGCCGAACTTCGTATTTTGCCGGATGCTGCCTATGGCCTGCTTCAGAGCATCGAGGCCCTCGACGGTTCTGAATATGGCCGGATCAGCCTCGGCCCATTCTTGAACTTTATTTGCAATCTTTTCAAACGTACCCGCTACTTCTTCGCGGACGACTTTACCGTGGAAAAGTCCGGCCTCTCCGACATCGCCCAGCTTCTTTGTAATGGGGCCAAAGTCTAGAATCTTTGGATCAGAGGTAACTTCCGCCATTTTACTGGTGTATGCCGCCGCTCGTTCTTCACGTAGACGGGCCAACGCCTTATTAGCGTCATTCACAACCGTATCAAGAGGTGCCTTACCCCGCATATTATCCAGAAAATCCTTGGCCATCTGGCCGCCGGTTTTTCCTGCCTTTGCGGCTGCACTTAAAGCGTCAGAACCGACACCCGTTGTTAGTCCGACGCCTATCTTAGCGACAGGGGCGGCTACCTTTGTTGCTGCGGTGACCGGATCAACAAAATCCGCAGCGGTTTGAACAGCCCTGCCAACTTTACCTAACGCAGACGGCGCACGGGCTGCTGCCCCACCAAATCCGGTTAATACAGTTGCGAGGTCTGCTAAAGATCCGGCTGGGTCTGTCGCCAATGTCCGCTTAATGTTTTCAACGCCCCAGTAACGGTCCATGAAAAACTGACCCACAGCGTCCGCAACAGCTTCGTCGGGCTGTTGGCCAGGAATTAATTTTTGATAAATACCTCTACCAAGAGCCGCTATAGATTTTGCCGTTCCTATCGGATCAGTGAATGGCTGTACTATATCGCTGCCTAACTGGACCGCGCTTTCAGGCAAATTAGAGACAGCTTGCGTCGCGACATCCGACCATGAAAGCGGCCCTGCTACTGGGTTATCAGCAAGTTGAATATCACCGGCTGACATATATTTTTCCGCAGCCGCACTTGCAGAGCCACGAGTTTTATATTTGTCCTGGCCAAAGAATATTTGTCTTCCATCCGGGGTTTTCAGACCCCAACCGGGACGCCCATTCTTTACGGCTTCGACTAGGTCAGCCATTAGCCTTCCTCTGCATTGTTAAAATCGGCGCGATCCCTCATCACAACATCTTTTGGGTCGTACTGATGTCGTATAGCCAAAGCTCTATATTTATCGCTGATGACATTAATTCGGCCCCGTGCGCGGTCGGATAGTTGAATGATCCGCTCTGCCATTGTCTTCGCAACCTTTGGATCGATGATGCCGCCCTTAGTAATTCTGTCGATTTGCAACATTATGGAACCGATCAGGCTTTGCGCTTGCCGACCCAACTTGACCTCACCCTCTCGGACGACACTTTCTGGGTCTAGGGCCGTGATAAATGAGTAGAGTGTTTCAAGCTGCGCTGTCGGACCAATTTCGGGAAGTTTCAGAATGTCCTGCGCCCTCATTCCCATATTTACAATCGGGCTGATGGCGTTGACTTTCTTGTCGTATTCCTTCCGCCATTTCGTCGTTGTATCCAGCATGCTCTGCCGCTTTGATTGGACATCTTGCTGACGCTGACGGGCCTCACCCTTAAATTCTCCCAGCGTCTTGCCAATATCCGGTGATAGAGCGAGGCGCATGGCATCGGTATCAGATAAAGGCGGTGGTCCAGCAGCAGCCATTGACTGAGGCGAACTAACCATTTGTGGGGATACGTTAAAAGCATCACCGCTTTGCCCGGTAGGCGCAGAGACTAATTCAGAACTAGTGGGGGCTAGTGGTGTGCCCACGCCTGGGAGCGAACCCCGGCCACCCAAGTAGCGGCTCAATACCGCACTACGAATTTTTGCTTGTTGTTGAGCCAACGCTCCTGCCCGCAGTGCATTCTGGTATTGCAGCTTATTCATCTGTTGCTGCATCCCAGCAGCCTGGGCCTGACGGTAATTAGCGGTAGCGTTAGCCATTGCGTTCGCCATCGCCGCGCCCGTGCTGACCGGCATACGGGTTGGCCCGCCTGCTTGTGTCAGCGCCTGCGCGGCACCACCTAACGCCGCCCACCGGGGGTCGAGAAGGCCGCCAAAGCCAGTGCCACCGCCGACCTGGCCGAACAGTCCTGAAAATGGATTTGCCATGGCCGCCCCCTAACCCAACAAACTCAAGCCAGCGCCGCCAAGCGCGCCCAGCCAAGGATTGACGCCCACCATATTTGCGAACTGCGCCCCAGAGAATGCGCCGCCAAGACCGCTTGCCACGGGGTTCTCGTAGTACGGCGTGGCGGCTTGCCAACTTCCCGTGCCTGACAACGGCATCCCTTGGATTTGACTGATGTATGCACTAAGCATGTCCCTCGGACGCTGCTGGTAGAAGCCGAAACGTGCGACCTTGTCGGCCAGTTCCCTTTGAGCCTGCGCCCCTTGGGTTGCGCCGATTGCCGCCAGCCTTGCCGGGTCGGCGTAGTCAGTGGCTGCTATCTGCGGAGCCATGCCGATCATTTGATTTTGTCTCGCCCGTTCGGCTGCATATTGCGTAGCACCAACGTCGGCTAAACCACGACCGAATGCCTCTGTGGCCCTCTCGGTAGCTAGGGCCTGTGCGTTGCTGCCAAGCCTGCCAGAGCGGGCAAACTGCGACGTGATGCCTGGTAGTACCTGTTCCGTGAATTGCTGCACAGCAGGCCTTACAGCAGCGCCATACATCTCTTGATATCGGGGGCCGCCCAGCCAACTACCCTGTAGAGTATCCACCGCGCCCTGTTGCGCCAGGGGGTTTAGCGGATTACCGCCAAGCGCCCGCAAGCGAATGAGGTTTTGCGCTGCGATGGTATCCGCCGATTGTGGCGCTACCGTGCTGAATGGATAATATTCCTGTGGCGCAGTCTGGTATTGCCGCTGCGCCTCACCAAGACCATACGATAGGTATGGCTGCACGCCAGACCATGGGTCTCTATTTTCAGTCGTAACGATCTGTCCGCTAGGTTGCGATGATCCGCCTTTAGACATTTATATCTCCTTGGCCAACACAGTGGCCACTTCCTTGTAATCTTTAAGCCGACGCGCCCAGCCTTTACGGCCCACCAGTTCAATACGCCGACACCCTTGCGAGCGCGCCCACGGTATTAGCCGGTCACGCTCAAGCTCCCGCAATTCGTCGTATTCACCGCCAGCCAGCCAGATGCGGCAGTGGTTGCCGTTTGGGTAACCAACAATCTCCGTAATCATTGCCGAGTTCTCGGCAGGCCAGAATTGCGCCTGGTCGTTCCGCAAAAGGTCGAGGATGTCATGCTCGGTATGCGTATCACCCGCGTGTTCAAGAGCCGCCAGGATGTGGTGACGCAAGCGCTTCCATTCATCCCAGAATGACGTAGCGGTAGGTTCTGTCGCTCTGGCTGTTGTTTGCATGGGTCAGCGTTAAAGTCTGCTTTCCTTGGGCACTCACGTAGATGGTACCGTTGCCAATCTCGGCAGCGGCATTGGCCGTGGTTGGCATCAGTCCGAAATAGCTAGTGGCGCTAAGGCGCTTATCAGCCACTGCTGTCGTTGCTGCACTGGCCGTTAATGTCACGCTGCCAGTGGCGTTGATGCCGCCGTCTAAAGCTCTGTTGACGACTTCCGCGATCTGGCGGGGCGTAGCGCCAGCTTGTGGAAGCCTCCGAAATTGATTGTCAGCCATCAGCGCATACCGGCGGCCTGTACCTGAACATCGATGCCTTGGGCATTTGTCCAGACGCCGCTGACATTCAGCCGGACGCGGTGAAAGCGGCCATTGGCGCGAACAGGTGCCCATCCGTCCGCATTAACGCTAGCCGCCGTGGTTGCTGTCTCGTCGTCTTGCTGCCGGTTGCGGGTCAGCACCTGCACGGTTGTCGTCGGGCTGATCCCAGTGACCAACGGCGTGACCGCATTGACCATGGCGCGTTGGCCATCGGGCAATGCCTGTTCGCCGGTTTCGATAACGCTGGTCAGGGCGGTGCCGGTGAACGTGCTGATCTTACTGGCGTCACTGCCAGCAAAAGCGAACTCGCCGCCTTTCCAAATCGAACTGTCCAGACTAGCAGGCAAGGCGTCCAGGCTGCTGTTGACGTTGTTTAACTGTTCGAGTGTGTAGCCAGCCGTGAAAATTGGCGCGACCACATCCGTCTCCACCTCGCCTCTTGACCAACGGCCCAGTGAATAATTGTAAATCAGTAACTTGTTTGGTTGTGATCCGCCGTTGCCACCGCTGTAGGCCAGGACATAGAGTTTGTTGACCGGGTCGATGGCCGCAGAACAGCGTTCGACGTCACCAAGGTTCAGGTCATCAGCAAAAAAGCGGTCCACCTTCTCGGTGCCGATTGGCGTCGATGCCGCGCCGTCAAATAAATAAAATCCGTCGTTGCTGTAATAAATTGTGTTGTTGCCGAGAGCTGCGACGCTACCGGGTATCGAACAGCCCCTGGTGGTTTCCACAGCATCGAACTGGAAGACCAAAGGCGAACCAGCGTATGTGCCGCGGACAATGCCTTTTTCGCATAAGATGGTCGCGAACTCACCGCCGACCAGGCCGGTAATGGCACCCAATCCATAGATTGTTTGGGCGTCACTTTGCGTTGTAGCGCTGGCCGCCCAAGCCGTGCTGTCTCCTAAGCCGGACCAGCGTACCTGTTGGTTGCTGGTCGAGGTGTTGGCGGTCATGACGAAGTCCCTGACGACCGCGATATATTTGGCTGTCGGTGCGCCGGAAACATCAGCGAAAAGCGATGAACTGCCGAGCGTGTAGGACTGCAATATCTGCGAATTACTGGCCGCGATGACGATGTTTCCGAACTGCACAAACCGCCAGGGTTCGTCGCCGGTCAGCGTGTAATTACCGGACTTGGAAACATTGTCGAGGTCGCTGTCACCAACACCAAATAGATATAGTTTCGTGCCATCCCCGGCAAACAACTTGACTGTGCCACTGGACTGCTTGGCCGGGAAAATCCCCCGCAGGCGTGCGTCCGCAGCATTCGATAACGCCGATAAACTGGGCAATGGCCGGTAGCCACGCGCCGTAGGTATTACGTTCAGGGCGTCCGCACAGCCAGACCCCAGGCTTGGCTGGTCGGGCGTCCATTCGCCAAAATTAACTGCCGTCATTGCCTCACCCAACTTTCATTTCCTGTCGATACCGTAGCCCAGACTTCAGACCCGGCGCTGATTTCTGACCATGTCTCGCTCTCGTCCGATACGGACGACCAGTCCTCGCCAAGGATTTCTCCAGCAGCAACCACCGTCACTGTTGGCGCCAGTGCGGCCTCACCAAGGGCTGTGCGTGTAGCCTCCGCGCTGATTGCGGCACTCACCGCCAGGGCGCTTTCACCCAATGCAACCCGCGTGCCAGCGGCAGCAACCGTAGCCGATACACTTGGCGTGGCTGCGCCTAGCGCAACCCGTACGCCAGCCGCTGCAACTGTTGCTGAAACACTTGGCGTAGCCGCGCCTAGCGCGACCCTAGTTCCTGCCGCTGCAACTGTTGCCGAAACGCTTAGTGCTGCCGCACCGCCGATGATCTTTTCGGCTGTCGCTGCAACCGTGGCCGAAACACTTAGCGCAGACGCACCATCCCTTAGTGTCGCAGTGTCCCAGAACGAGTTATCAAGCGACGTCGGGAAGTTATCAAGGTTCCCGCCATACCAAGAGTCGAGTTGGTCTAGTGTTGGGCCAACAATGTCGGCCATGTGATTAGGCCGCCGTTATGGTAATCGCGCCATTGGCGATCTGCATGACGTCCCCGTCAGAAATGACCTTGGAGGCCGTGAGGCTTCCGTGAAAGAGCAAGTTTCCAGAACTCACAGCGTCGTGTATTCCGATATGTGTCAAAGTGCCCCAAGCTCCCCCTGAGGCCGTAGGGAAGGTCACCACGCCTGAAGAGGTGGCTACACCACCGGACGCTGCGCCGAAGTTAATATCCTGCCGCGCATACCCGTTCCCTGAAATTTCTGTCCCAGACCCGGCGTCGGTCGGGTCCGATGTCCAGAGTGAAAGGAACACGTTGGTCGGCGCTGTGTATGACCCCGTTCCAAGCATGTGATCTAACATTTCGTTTTCGGCAAAATTACTTAAAGCTGCCATTTAATATTCTCCTTACGGGGTAGAGCCGGTTTTCATTTGTAGAGGCGATCCGCCCCAACGCGCCTCGTCGTCCTCGGCCTTGATCTCGGACATCGCCCTACTGAATAACTGGTCAAAGTTGTTGGCTTGGTTGGGGCCCATCAAATATCTGTGAGCCTCTGTCAGCGTGCCGTACAAGTAGGCGTCTGGGGATCGCGTCAGATAGGTGTTGACCGCGTTGCTTGAACTTAGGGCCGGGATGCCTTGGGTATATAAAATCTCGGCGGTGTAGCCGCTGTCCGGTGTCGGTGCCCATTTTATTTCGGTGCCGATCACCGTATAGACCAATGGCTTGCCGGTCGTCGTGCTGGGATAGGTCCGCTCTAGTTGGCTAGGCGGCATGTAGCGCAGCACCGTTGTCGGCGTGGTGTTCAACTGGACTGCCCTGATCGTGCGAAGATCAGTAGGCAACGACGTGTAAGCATCGTCGGCCACCAGGGTCGCGGTAGAACGCACCTCTTGCGCACGCGCAAAAACGGTCCTGTTGATCCGGCCTTCGGCCAGTGCGATGAACTCCGGTATGCGGTCGGTCAGGTCATCTCTGCCCAGCCAATTCGCCGCCGCCGTCTTCAATTCATCGAATGTTGTGATAGCCATCTAAACCAGCCTGCCGCCTGTGGTGCGGAAATGTTTGTTGTCTGGATCTTGCAACCAGCGCATCCAGCGTTTCTTGTTGTGCTTCGGGTCGCCGAACTTGGCCAGCAAGTCGAAGTAAATTGCAGTCGGTATCTCGGCCACTTTCTGATGGTGCTTCTGCGTGTTGCCAATCATCTGGCCGGGTCGCCAAGCGGATTCCTCTGCCTTGGCAGCATCCAAAACCGGCGAAGCATCTTGTTCAGTCCTGAAGCCCAGACCATCGGCGTCATCAGTCAGCCAGGTCTTTCTTCGCAAAAGTGGATCAGATGATAAAAGTCTTTTACCCATGGCCTCGCCATAAAAAAAGCGGCCTGAGCCGCTGGAAAAGGTGGGGGAGACCGAAGCCTCCCCCGTTAGATACTGGTACTAGGAGCCGTTCAGGTCAGCTACCCACGCGCTTGCTTTTGGAGCTTTCATTATGAGAGTCCATTCTGAAAGCACGACGAACTTGGTAGCGTCTCCCGTTGGCGCTACAGATTCTACATTAAACATGCGGCCTGGAAGGTGGCCGATGCTGTAGAAATCCGAATCTAGCAACCAGATACGGTCGTCTTCATTGAATCTATCAATGACGACGTCCAACATGCCGAACTTGCTGTTTACTGCGAGGCTCTTTATCCCCGCTCCCACCTTTAGATGGGTGTCGGACTATATCATCACCCCGATGGGGTGTTCCGCGCTCTTGGGCCTTTACCGTCCCGGTGGGACTCCATGACCTAGTCTCTGGACCTGCCTGCCATTACTGACAGGATTGGCTGCTGATTACCTTGCCTTACGGTTTAGGCTTCCAGCAATTCACGGAATTTTAGACGGACCTCGGCTAGTGAATTTGATCCGTCAAATACATCGAAACGCTTCCGATGATTGTGGCTTCCTTCGGGGAAGTCATGTGCAACTGGTTGGTCACTGCGCTGCCCGAATTAAGGTCGGAGAAATTGACCTTGTTGGTGGGGCTAACCACCATCATGTCGGGCTGGCCGCCATCGGTGTAGGCCGCTTTCATGGCCGTATCGATTTTAGCCAACGTCAACGCTGCGTTAGTCCCGGCGAGATCGCTGACATTTGAACCATCGCCCGTCGCTGTCGTAGACGGCGAAATCACGCTCTGGTTTGTCATGTACGAAGCCAATTTACCGGCTTTACGAGTGTCCGAAGCATTACGCGCTTCAACAGTGATGAGACATTTCTCAATGTCGCGTCTTTGCTCTAACCCTTTGCCTTTTGTTCAACAGAGTTCGCAAAACCCTGCCCGTCCAATATTGGACTGCTGCATGTTTCCATACAGAGCGGACTATATCTTCACCCTATGAGGGGCTGGGCGCTTCGGATTGCTTAATCCTACTTCCTAGCGGAATAGTCTCTGAACCTTCCCCCGCAGGGGCTTGGCTGCTGATTGTCCTCGCCATCATGCGTTAGGATGTTCCAGCAATTCACCCAGTTGTTTGCTGCCTGTTACCAGACAGGCTACCCAAAAATACTAAGCAGCTTAACGTAGGCCGTTTCCTTGTCACGGCCTGCCTTATCGACCGCGTCCAATGTGCCGGATACGCTGGCGGCATTGGCCGAGATCTGATGGTAGTTACCCAATCTTGTGGTCATTATCTTCAGGACAGTTCGCTAAACCATCCCCGCCCCTCAGGGCCGCTGCATGTCGCCATGCAGATGAGACTATATTATCACCCCGGTGGGGTGTTCCGCGCTTCCCCGCCGCTTGGCAGGTACTCCTTTCGGATAGTCGTTGAACCTTCCCTTGCGGGCTTGGCTGCTGATTATCTCGGAGAGACTTCCCAGCAATTCACGGAATTTTCAGTCACGCCTTGCGACGTAACGGGCCTACAAATTAAGCCGTTGGGTTAACATACGAATAATCGGCCCCTTCGTTTTTAGCATTACCATTATCTGCGGCTGCTAATTCCTGGACCTGCCATTCGTGAAACACGCCCTTAGTTACTTCCCGTTTGGCATTCGAGAAAATGGGCGTCTCGTCTGGGTCGATTCTGGTTATGACATTAACCAAATCTTCCTTTTCGCCAATAGCTGACGAGGTTGTGTAGGTTGCCATGATGGCACCTCCTATCGTTCAAGCAGATATTCAACGGCTGCATCCATAGAATCTCTGCCCTTGGTTTGTGAAATGCGGGAGAGCTTGTCAGCCTGCCGCCTTGAGGATTTTTCGGCTTTGCTTTTAGGTCGGCCAGCGCGAACCATTCGGGGCGCGTTCTTGACTTTGACCTTGGCCTTGGGCGTTTCGTTCTGCAAGGCGTCGAATAACATTGCCTTACGCAAAATCGAAATTGCCCGACTATCAGATGCTTGGCTTAGCTCTTGCTCACTGAATCCGGAGCGCTGGGCGTATGTGATGACGTCGGATTTCTCCTTCGCCGCCACGTCGTTATCCCGCCATTCGGGTATTCGCTCAAGAAGTGCTGCGTGTTCATTCTGGAGATGCGCCGCCCACTGCTGTTGCGTAGCGGCGGTGTGCTGGGCCTGCAACGCTGCCCGTTCTTCTTGGACTTGGCGTTGTTTTTCTTGACGGTCACGAAACTGATCCCGCTGAACCATGTATTCCATTGGGTCGTCGTCTCGCAACTGGTCCCAGTTTGGTTCCGGTTCCCCGGCACCTGTCTGCAACATCTCGTCGGCCATTTGCAGCCTGGTGGCGAGGTGCGCTCTCATCTCTGAAAGCTCCTGGCTCGCCTGCGCAAATTGCTGGCGTTCGCCATCGACCGCTTTACGGTCGGCAGCTAATGCCTGCGTCTTTTGCGTATAGTCGCCACCACGCTGATAGCCAGCGATCAGCTCGTCCGCCGATACATCAACATCCTCACCGGCAACCTTTACCGTGTAGTAGTCAATGGTGGCTTCATCACTGTCGTCGTCATCGTCGTCTGCGACCTGGTCTTGGTCATCCTCGGCGTCTGCGTTTGCCGCTTCCACGGGCGCGTCGTCCTCGGCGTCGTCTGTGCCAGCGTCGAGTATTTCCGGCGCTGGTTGCTCTTCCGCTTCGACCGGAGGTTCCTGTTCTGGAGCCGGTATAGACAGAAGGTGTTCGACCGCGCTGTTTACAGACAGCGGGCCGGTGCCAGTCCCTTCAGGGATGCTGGTATCAGCCATAATTAATTAACCTTTCGATTGTGGCGGTTAGTCGATGCCTAGTTGCCGCCGGGAGAGTTCGCCTGTTACGGCGATTTGCTCGATGTGCCCGCGCACGTCGCGCAGGGCTGTGGTGAGCGCGAATAATCTCTCACGCTCGTCCGTTTGACCTGTGGCTGTTGCTTTCCAACTAGCCGTGTAGGTCGATTCCAATGTTTCAAATGCTTCCGCTAACAGTTCGTTTCGAAGAAGCAACTCGGCGGCTTTGCCGCGTGCGATTTCCTCTTCGCGGTTCATGGGCCTAGGAACATGTCAGGATAAGATTGTTTCTTCGGCTTCACTCGCCTTTCGTCTTCAGGAAGGGAAAGGTCTGGCGGCGGTGGCGGCGGAGCCTGCCAAGTCACCGTGTCTGGATCAAATACCCTCGTATTTTCACCATACGGATTTGGCGGTGATCCCATCAGGCCATACTCACCAATGTTGTACATGCCGCCATGTTGAGCCAGCCCACTCTCAGCCGCTACCCGCTCCAATTCTGGTAGGAACTCCCTAAACTTGGCAGGGACATCGCCCACCCACGGCACGATATTGGTTCCGCCGGATGTATGAACTGCGCCGGGCACGCCGCCTTCCGCGGCTCTCTTCATGACTTCAATCGATGCTGGGTTCAGAAAGACTTGTTGCCTTAGATTTTCCAGTTCGAGCGCTTCTTGTTCTGGGCCTTGCAACGCACGCTGGAAATAGTTCTCTAGCTGGTTAGCCATTCTGGGATCAGCGGTCGGATCTGGGGCCATGCGTCGCATGCCGTACATCGCTAAGGCCAGCGGCAAAGCTGCGCCTGCAAATGAACCGGCAGCGGCAGAGCCTGGGCCGCCGAGTGCGCCGCCTGTTAGGGCACCGGATGCGAAACCCGACATTGGAGCGCCAAGGTAAGTCGTGCCTAAAAATGCTGGTGCTGCTCCAAAGCCCGTTGCGCCAATACCGCCTAAATCCATAACCGCTTGCTGTGCAATCGTTGGCGTTGCTCCAGAACCAAGCGCCTGAATGCCGCCCAAGTCCATAGCCGCCTGCTGCGCCGTTGTTAGCCCCGGTGTCGTGGTCCCATAAGCTGACTGAATAGCCTGAGCTTGTTCCGCCCAAGTCGGGGCGAATTCTGACGTTGCCAGACCGCCATCGCCATATAATTGAGTGGCATCAATAGGCAGGCCTAGGTTGCCAGGTTGCGCGGCAACTGAAGCAGGGTCAACCATCGGGAAGGCATCCACCATTGGCGGCGTCAACGATTGAACCGGGGCGTTTGAAAGTAAGCCACCGTCTAGCGTTGGTGCGATCCCCTCACCAAACGCGCCACCGGGCATCTCTGGGATAGCGCCGCTCTGGTAAGCCTCAATTAATCCCGCTGGCATATCGCTAGGCCCGAACGACGTGCTGAAGAAATCACTGAGCGGCACGTCACTGAATGGATTCAATGCGTCCCAGTTCAGGTTGCCGGTATCGATGCCAGCATGGTCAAGCAGGCTTTTGCCCGTCAGTAGACTGGACAGGTTGTTGGCACCGCCAAGCACGGATGCAGCCGACAGTAAGCCGCCCAGCGTGCTGGTGTCCGCGCCGCCGCCGAAGTCGCCTGATGTCAAGCCTCCACCGCCACCGCCACCATAGCTCGGATAAGTGCCCGACCAGTCGCCGCCTGTCGGGGAATAGGCGTAGGCTCTTGTGGGCGCGTAGGTGGCAAAACCCGGTGCAGTCAGATATTCGGGCGTCGGTGGTGCCCAGGTTCCAATAGGCATCTAAACCACCGCCTTAATATTGGTGCCCTGTTCACCAATCTTGTTAGCCAACTTGATACCTTGCAGCCGCGCTTCGTTTTCAAGCTCGGCCTGCTTGAGTTGCATTTCCATCTGCAATTTTTCTCTGGCCAACTGGATGTCGGCTTCCATTTTCTCGCGCTTGATCTGGATGTCGGCTTCGGCCTTGGCCTTATCGATCTCAACCGCAGCCATGGCGGCTTGCGCCATCGGGTCGGGCTGTTGCTCTTGCTGGCCCATCTGTTGCGCGACTTCCGGCGGCACGTCGTTAAAGAACTGTCCAGCGTCCTTGAAGCCAGCAGCCTCGACCATTTTGCGCAGGGTGCCGACATATTGATTGACGCCCACGACCGGATTGGCTGGGCCGAGTGTTTGCAATAACTGTTCTTGCTTGCCAGCGATCTGTGCGAGTAACGCTAATTTTTGATCTTGTTGTGTGGTGCCCAGGCCGACATTCACGATCAGATCGAAACCGGAGGTCCACTCGCGTGGGTCCATTTCCACATAATTGTTAGTGAGTCTGATGATCTGCGGGGCATCCTGATAGTGGGTAACCAGACGTAGGATGCCTTTGAACAGGTCGCGGAAGCCCGTTTCGGCAAATACCCTGGCGATCTGTTCAACTTTGCACTGGGCTGCGCTGACTGTGGCTGCGACTGCCGTGGCCGTAGTTGACTGCAATGCGTCAGGGTCTAAGCCCATAGAGGCTTTGCTGATCCCGGTGCGGGTCTCGCGCACGTTGTCGAGGTATTCCAGCAACGGGAATGTGGACTGCCAGACCGGCTGTATCGGCAACGGCTGCACCATGCCCGGTGCGCGGACTCTCACTATGTTGCCGGGCCGGTTCTCCATCAGGTCGCTGATATTGACTTGGCCCTCGACCGCCATCACTCGCGGATTTGTAGATTGGTAAGCACCATCCATGATCTGCCGCAGTACCGTGGACTTGATCAACTGCAAGTCTTGCGTGTCGTCGGTGACCGACCGGCCAACCAGGCGGTGCGGGATCAAATGTGGCGTTAATGTGGCAAAAGGTAGTTGGTCAAATGGCTCGTCTTCTAAAATCTCGCGGCCCGCGCCGACGCAGAAGAAGCGCCGCAACTCGCTGACGCCCGTGCCGTCGTCTACTTTCATATAGGCTTCAACGCACTCGACCTCGCGCCTGCTTGGGTCGATAGTGCTGTCGCCGCCACCACTCGATAAATCTTGAAAGCGGGCCGTCACCTCCTCGCTCATGTTGCTCTCTTCGCCGCCGCTATACCGCTCGATGTCGTCGCGGTCGTAACCCATGGTGATCAGTTCGCTGACGCTCATCATGCGGCGGTGGCCGACGAAGTCCGCATCTTCCAGGGACTTCGCGTGGCGTGAATACAGAAACTCTTCGGGCGGCACGTTCTCCAGAACGCACTGGCCGTTTTCCAACTTGGTTCTGATTTTGACTGAATAGGTTGGCGGCAGGGCCTGCGCCATATCGCCGTATTCCTCGTCGGCCTCGTTGTCGGCGTAACCGCCGTAACCTATTTCCTGTTCAAGGATCTCGACCTTGGGGTCGTTGACCAGCATGGCCAGTTGGTTCTCGGTCAGGCCGTCGTAGGATTCGGGGCCGTCAAATTCCGGGTCACGCCAGTAGAACTTGACCACGCCAAGGCGGAACACCAGGGCGTCGTGCATCCAGTTCTGGATGACCTTGTAGCCGGGGTTCTGGTCGGTCACGATCCAGTTAACGTATTCGCTGGCTTGCTTGGCGGCGTCTTCGTCTTCAGGGTGGCGCGGCTGAAAGCTGACGTAGTCCTTGCTGCTGGCAAAGATCTTCATCAGAGAAGGCATAATAAAGCCAACGGTGTCGGCGACGTCCCGGCTTACGACCTGGCTCTGGTTCTCGACTTCATTGCCGAACGGCTCGCCGTAGTAGTAGTTGGTCGCCTTATCCCGAAACCCGGTATGCTCCTCCTCTTGATAGAGGACAGCGTCATCGATCTCGTTCTGCACGATCCGATGGATTTCGGTGTCGTCAAGTTTGGCCATGTTTCTGCCTTATTTGCGCCGCTTTGGCTTGTAGCCAGCGGCATGGGCTGCGCGGGCTTGTTTTGCCGCGCCTGCCTTGGTTTTGTATGTCTTGCCGCGGCTTCCCCAACGGTAGCCGCCTTTGGTTTTCTTGATGGGCATTTGTATTTCCGCGTGGTATAAAATTCGCATGAACCATTTGCGTGATTTGATCGAAAAATACGCCCAGCAGTTATGCGGCGGCACGATGCCAGAGGCGAAAACTGAATTTGAACTGGAAGCCCTGTTCCAGGCCCGTGTTGCTATTGGCGATATAAATCTAACCGACTAATAAAGCAGCCCGTTTGGGCCTTCGCGATCTTGCTGGCTGGCCAAAAGACCGCCTGTGCCTACAGCAGCCAGCGGTACGACCAGAGCCTCTTCCCTTCTGGCAAACTTTTTGAACAACTCGTCCGGTGTCATGCCGCGCTTCTTCGCCTGTTTCTCTAAATTTTCATTAAAGATATTCATAAAAGTATTCAGAGAGCCGCCGCGCACCCCGGTCTTTTCAGCCGCCCCTACCCAGAACGCGGCCTGGAGCTGCGGCGTGGTCATGCCCATCTCTTCGGCCAATTCGCCCATATACTGTTCAAATGCCGCGTATTCATTTTCCCCAGGCAAGTCTTCCCAGACAGTTGGCTCATTGCGTAGGCGGCGGACCAAGGCGTCGCCGTTGGGTAATTCACGCGCAGCTTTCTTTGCATTGAAAGATGGAACGTCCTTACCGCTCACCTTACGCATTCTTATGTACTTCTCGACGCCTGGGAAATCCTTCTTCAGGCTATCAACAAGACGGTGAGCGATTGTAGCGGAACCGTGCAGCCAATCAGGGTTACCTGCTTGCATCGCCATTAAGCGGGTGAAGTGCTTATCTGCCGCCATGTTAATCGGGTTGCCCCGCAAACTCTGTGCAAAGCCACGCGGTTTGGGCGCGACAATGCCCGGTAAATCGTGAAGAAAGCCTTCCGGCCCATGTTCAAAAAACTTACCCAACAGTCTTGATTGATACCGTTGCGTTTGTGATCCGTAGCCACTGCCTTTCGGCGGCACCATTTCACCACGCTCAAATTCAGCCAAGCGCTTCTTCATGGCGGGTTCGCTTTGTGTATGCCAAAACGAGGCCGTTCTTAAATTCGGCTGTACGGCTTGGTTGGGACTGGTCGGCCCCATCAGGGTCATGTACCGCTTCCATTCCGCATCACCGGCCTTCTCGCCTAGCTCGGCAATAAATCGGTCACGAAGTTCTTCAGTATTATACCAGTCCAGTCCGCCACGCTTGACGCCGCGCTTAACAACATCCGTCAGGCTCTTTTTAAGTTTTTTATCGGTCCTAAATCGACCCAGTAAATCCGTTAGACGGGCAGATGTTCCCTTCGGGGCGATGTGCCTCTCCACCGTCCCAGTCGTGCGATCCGGCGCTGCGCCCTTATATCTTCTTGGATCAGCCATGGAAGCATGACCCGGCAAGGCTACGCCTGCCAATGAGGCCGCAGCCCATAGTGCGTCTGATCCAGCTTGACCATAGTCGCCGCGCAGGGCCTTCCGTACCGCTTCACTGCCGTAGGCTTGATAGTCCCTAAGGTCGGCACCCAGCGTGAACTCGCCCAACAGACCCGGCAATGCCGCCAGCGGTTCGTAGGCCGGTCCTAAGAGGCCACGGGCCACTTTCTGGTACTTGCCAGCCGATAGGTCGTCAAACAGACCAGCCATCAGGCTGCGGCGTCCAATAGACCGCGCGGTATCCGCTGCTGGGGCTGCTGAGTGCTTAACAAACCGGGGGCAGAGGCTGCGGCTGGGTTAGAGAACATCACTTCAGGGAATTTCTTGAACAACGCCTGACGTTCCGCCTCATCCCCATATTTGTAAATCTTGGTGATACCGGCATCCTTCAATATTTTGAGGGTGCTGGCAGATGTTTCCTTTGGAACGATTGCGCCCCTGAACTCCGACAGCGGCACACCGCGTTGCGGCTTGATCTCAAAATATTCTGTCGGCATGTCGCGGAACACTTCGCGCAATTCGTCTGCCTGATCCCTGATCTGCTTGGTAATGGCAGGCATATATTGCTTCGAATATTCGTGATCGCCACGCTTCAGTAATATGTCCTCGACCAGTTCATCGATTGTATTCATCGACACATCGGGGTTTACGGCTGTCGCAGCATCGCTGACAGCGCCCCGATAGTTCGCCAGTAACTGGTCAGCTTCATCGAAAGATGTCTTGGCCTTCCCGTAGCTTGTGACCTGACCCCGCTTGCGCTTCAGTTCAGCGAGGGATTTGAACTTCGGTCTCAACTTGGCGCGGAGGCTTCCGAACGTATTGTGCAGCCCTTCCCCGCCAGCGCCCTTGCCGCGCATCTCGCGTACAATGTTTTCTAGCGTGGCTGGTGCATAGCGGCGATTGCCGAGATTAGTGAACCCGCGAAATATCCGCTCATTAAACTCGCCGCCTGCGTCCTTTATCCGGCGGACTTCATTGGCTGACCAAGTATTAAATTCGTCGATATTTTTAGGGGTAAAGCGATCTCTAATTACCCTTATCGCCCGACTAAATTGTTGCATGTCTTGAAAATCATCGGGGTCTGGCATCAAACCCTTATCATTCAGATATTTTGCGACAATCGTAATATTTGAACCGTGAAACCCCTTACGCAAATCCTGAGCCACGTCCGCTCCGCCGAGGCCGTAATAGTGGGATTTTAATTTGCCTAAGTTTTCTCCGTAATCCTTATCAATAATTTTTTCCGCAACCTTGTTTGGCTGAATATCAATGTGCGGCATCCGAGTGGTATAGGCGTCCGCGCTCCAAACCGGGTTTCTCGCTGACGGCTTCGCCATATCTGGCGATCCAATTAGGGTAATCTCTCCAAACCCAGTTAGTGGGCTATCAGCCTTTGCCACCGCCATGGACGGCATCGGGATGCCGCCAAGGCGATCCGCCCGTTCCAGGGCATTCGGGTGAATGTTGTGCTGCACAATCATCGGATCGTCAGGAGCCGCCGCACGTCTGGCCGCACCTGACGCCAATGCACCCGCTGGGATCTTGGCCAGCAGACCCGGTGTTGAGGTCATCGGCATTATGTTGAAAACATCCGCCGGTGTCGGCATCACGCCTGTATATGGGGCCTCAAGAGTATTAAACAGACTTCCCAGCATTTCCCTCGCCATGCCAGGGATCGCAGGCTTAAACTCTGTCTGCATGATCTGCGGGGCACCGTAAATTGGATCTCGCGGGGTGCGAGACTTCATCGGCACCATGCCGCTGTACTGCCATCCAGGGTCTGGCGCTAACAGACTACGCCATTTATCCAGTGGACGGGCGTTGTCGAGAAGACCGGCCATCAGACGATCCAGGCGCCGGAGGGGTAGTCGATGGGTTGCTGCCAGCGGCGCGACATTGCGCCACGCGCAACGGTACCCGCGACACCACCGAAGGTGAGGCAGAAGGCATCCGCAACGTCAGGAGAATGTAGTCCGCGCCTTTTCATTTCCTCTTTGCTTTCAACTTTCAGTTTTCCAGAACTCGTGAATGTGTAGCGCGGTGCTACCAGTTCCTTTGCCAGCATCTCGTTGTCCGGCAAAACGCAATCTTTCAATTCTAGCCACTCTTTCGCCCGCAGCCACAATTCGTCCCGCAGACGCATAGCCGTGGGATGCATTGCAGAACTCTCTGCCACGTTGACCGAAATAACCGGGTGACCGAGTTCCTGCAGGCGATCAGCAACCCCTGCGCCCAATCCAATGGCATCGACAAGAATTTCTTCAACGGTGTCCTCCTCCTGTTCGATCTCATGGGCGACGGCGCCGACCAGTTGCATCAGATCCAGTTGCCGCCAGGTCTGAACACCGACGACCGAATTGCCCCGGCGCTTGACCAGAGCTGATTTGTCTGTGCCATGCCTTGCGACATCGACCCCATAGACCAGGGGGGCTGTCTGCACTCCCTCGACGTCACGGGCGATGGCGGCCTCGATCAGCGATGGCTGGATCAGGCTCTCGCCGTCGTCCAGGGCGAACTCGCCCAGTACGCGAACCCTGAAGGCGTTGCTCTCCTCGCCGTATCTGGCGGCCATGTCCGATATGAAGTCCGGCGAGACCAGCGGGTTATCGACGCTGCTGACGTGCCATGTTCGCCAGCTATCGGCCAGCTCGTTGTGGGTTCTGTGAAAGAAACCACGGTTGCGCACCGGATTACCAAGCAACAGGGTTGTCGCACCGGCAGTGGACATGCTGCCAGCGGCACTCTCGTAAACCTCTTCAGGTATGCCAGAGGCTTCGTCAGCTACCAAAAGAACATTTGTACTATGGACGCCAGCGAGGCTCTCGGGCCGCTCCTTCGATGACGTGCGGGCGGTGATAAACGCCTCGGACGGCGCTGCTTTCAAGACCACTCTGTCGCTGGTTGCCTCGATCAATTTGCCGACCGGCGGCGGTAGCCGCTTCATCAGGCTCTTAACCTCGGCAAATAGTGCATCGTATAGCTGGCTGGCCGTGGGTGCCGTCACCGTGACCTTGCAGGGGTACTTGGTTAACAAATACCAGAGCATCAAGCCTGCCGCGCAGGTTGACTTGCCGACACCATGGCCGGATCTCACGGTCAGACGGCGCTCCCTGGCAGCAACCGCGACCATGACGCTGGCCTGCCACTCCAGGGGGTCTAACTGTAGGCAATCCTGGGCAAAGGCGACCGGGTCGGACCTGTACTGGTCAAGGAAGGTTTTATAGGCCGTGGTGGCCTTGGCTTTCAATTTAGGCGTCATATCTGTGTTCGTTTGCACGCAATTCCTGGCCGCAATCACTGCATTGCAGCGCGATCAGGTGACATAGCTCGGTCTCTGGGTCTTCCTCGCCGAATAGCGTGTGGAAGGTGTCGTTACCGCAATCGCAGACCCCGGTAGATAAATCTGGATTTTTTTTCGGAGGAGTCAAAAATATGATGTCAGACATGGGTGGGGGGTATCCAAATCACAACCGCCCCGGCCCGTCGCTCTAAGGGGGGGGTCATCGAAAATGGCGGTTTTCAAGGCCGAAAACCCGCCGGGATTTACCCTGGCCGCCCGAATTGCCCGTAAGTCATTGAAAACAAGGGGTGACACAATATCGTCAGTATTATGTCACTGCCTGCCACCATTGACTACCTTCAGCCCTTCATTGAGTTTTTCGCGGTTTTCTGCCATTTCTTGCAATGCTTCCAGGTGCGCTTGGCCTTCGTCGACGGTTTCGATCCGCTGCCGGTCGGTGACCAGGCCGCCCAGCTTGCCCAGGCCCATTGCAGCCGCCGTGGCGGCACTGACCTGACCAGTTTCCAGCGCCATCTCAAGCGCAGTTCTCAGCGCTCCAGACACCTCTTCCAGCGTGATTTCCGTGTACTGGTCAGCCTTAGCCCTTAGCTCATCCAGTCGTGTTGCAACCTTGGTGTTGTTCAACAAAGTCGTCGCATTCCTATGGACTGTCTCTGGTCGGCTTTTCTCGGCATCGTATGCCGCTCTGTATGCAGCGCTTGCGCTCTTCAGCTCCAAGAACTTATGGCAGAAGTCATCTTGCTTCGGCGTCAACTTTTGATTACCCGTTCCGGCCATACTTGACTCCTGTCCCCCGAAACGCAAAACGCCCAGCGGTTGCTGGGCGTAGAAAAAGAATTGTGGCAAACCTAACCGATTAAAATGGTAGTCGTCAACCTTCGTAATACACGCATAACGTGTGCGTCGTTTAGAGCCGACTGCCGGGTTCTTATAGGAAAACGTCCCCAACCTCGAGGTTCTTATAGGAAAACGACACTAACCTCTATTTTTCGACATTTTGCGGTGAAATAGCTCTATTTTCCGACGATTTGCGGGAAAAACACCTCTTATTGGAGGAGTAGTGAATTTCCCTATAAAGGAATGGATCTTTTCCCTATTAAAACCCGTAGTGTACCGACAGCGTATGCGCCGCTCCGACCAAGATCCCCGTCGCAGTACGCGGATCTAAAGACCGTGATCCGAAAATCGTACGTTCAGAATGTTCCTTGATTGATAACCCCATGCCCAGAACGTCCCAGCAGATAGATGCTCCGGGCGCACCGATGCCACCGAGCGCCTGCAATGCCCTCCAGACCCTCTCCCTGGCCCCATAAACGGCCTCTGTAGGCCCGCCAGTGCCTTGTCCGCCACCTCCTATAGGCCGGGCCAGGTCAACCGTCTGATACCCCGATAAAGCCGCCGTAGCGAAGTCTTCGCCGAACTTTCGCGCTGCATCGGCAGCCGGTTGGTCTAGCTTGCCAGCCCGCTCCAAGATTGCCACTGCATCACGCACCACGAATGGCGCCGCAATATTGCCATCAACATCCTTGATTTGCTTGTCAACCCTGACAATAGCTGGCCCCGGCACATCAACTGGCTTGTGACGCTGCCGGTATTTGGTTGGCTTTAGTTCGTCAGCGTCAGTCATGCAGCGAAAATGTCAGGAAATTCATCACCATCCGGCGGCAATTCAGGCAATTCCGGCCTGACCGCGGTCACCTCGGCGCCAGGGAAATGCTTCTTGACCTTGGCAATGCTGGGAATCGATGAAAGAAGTCGGCCTATTTCATCCAGCGTATAGACGCGCATTGCCCTATTTTCGCGCGTTGCTGCCGCCGCTTCCGCGTTTGTTCTGGTAATAGCCGCCACGGTACCGTCAGCTAAACCCACCTCCCACACCGCCGGTACTAATGGCCTGCAACTATTAGTCGTAGCCCACTTGTCGAGAGCAACCCAGCCACGCCTCATCGCCTGTCCATGGTGGATGGCTTCAGCGGCTGTGGGTCTATTTCCGTCAAGGCTCGGGCTAGCGCCTTCCCATAGCGACAGGTTCCACAACCGCGCCTGTTCGTCGAACCTGGCGCGCAGATCATCATCAACCAACAACCTCAGACGCCCCACCCCCCACTTGTGTTCCATTTCATTTGCCAGCGCGTCGACCCCGTCAAGTGTGGACTGAACACGGCTCCAATCGGCCTTCGACCAGGTTCTTGACCTGATATCGACTTTTTCATCAGTTGAAGGCTTTTTTTGCGTCATCATTTCTCCCCCATTAAATAGGGTATTTAATTACGGGAAAATATTTGGCAGTTTTACCCCACCTGTCCGCCGTGGGTGGGGAGGTGGGGTAAAATCGATCAATTTTCCGCCATGAAAAAACGTCCCCACCACCACCACCCCCACCTATATAAAATAGGTGGTGGTGGGGGAGGTAAGGAGGGACTTCCCCCACCTGGTGGAGTTTGGTGGGGGTTAAGTGGGGTAAGTGGGGGAAATCACTCCACATCGACCCAATTATCCACCAATAAAATGGGTGTTTTTCGACCCTTTTCGGTGTCCTTGATTTCATCGATTTTGAATGCGTGGTTCTTGATCCATGTCTCCAGCATGACCCTGACCCGCGCTCTGACACTCTGGTCCGACATATTCAGACCCAGCACATCGCCGACGATATTGCCTGCCCAGTCCCTGGCTTGCGGTGACCTTCTGGCGGGACGTTCTGACCTTTCGATGGCTTGCTGAACCCTTAGCAAATCACTTTCCGTAACCCCGTCGAAGGCGTCCGGCCACTGCCATGGTTCTACCGTCGCCACATTGTCGCCATTTTCCAGTTTGACGCCTATTCGGGCGAACCATGACGCCCGTTCCGACCGTCTGGCCAGATTTGCCTTGGCATCTTCTGACCGGAAGTGATCGATATGGCTTTCCAGACCCGCCTTGGCGGCTTCTTCGGCGGACATATGGTTCAGAACCCTGACGGAACGCGCACCGTCTACCAGTGCCCTGCCGCCTCTGGCGTCATTATCCGTGGCCGCCATACCCGGTTGCAACTTACGCGTGTGGTGGACGATGTGGACGGCGGTATCGGTATTCCCGGCCAATGTGTTCAATCTGGCGGTCAACAGCCGGAAAACGTCGTTTGTTTCAGGCGATGTGGTCATGTTGGCCAACGGGTCGAAGATCAGAACGTCAAGATCATTCGAAATGGCGAAGCCTTGCAGGAAATCGAAGGCATCTTCATTTACAGTCCCTTCGTCACCCGTCATCAGCACCATCTGGCGGTGGTCTCTACCGCTTGCCAGCCAAAGGCGATCCGCCAGCGCTGCTTGGCTGACGAAATACTGCTGGCAAGTCGCCAGTACACGCCTCTGGATTTCATCCATGGGGTCTTCCGCATTGAAATAGCCGACCCGTAGTTGGCTTTCCTTGACCCGCCCGCCTTCCGGCAGAACGCCCAACACAGGCGTACCCGAGGCCATGGCAATGGCTTCCGCCAGAACCAGGGTGGATTTACCCAGCCCGCCCGGCGCCACCGTCGCCGTCAGGAATTTCCGTATGTAATCACGCCCGTACAGCCACCGCCTTGGTGCGATGTCGCTGGCGGCTATGGGTTTCCACTGTTCGAAGATTGTTTTGCGCTCCGGCGTTGCCGTGCCGTTGCTTTTTAAGGCGGTACCATATTCATGCACCGGCTCTGGCGCGTTCCATTTCTCTCGCCCGCTGTCGGTCATTTTCTTCATTTCGCGGCGGGTCTGTTCTACGGAATACCCAGGCCAAGTAATTACATGGGCAAAGGTCAAGATGTCGGCGTCAGACCAACCCCGTCCGATCCAATGGCCGGTCAGGCGCAAAACTTTGTCGTGCCATGATCCGTCTTGATTGGTGATTTGACTTAAGAGCTTTTCAGAATCAAATCCCAAAGACAGCCCCAACCCGACGGCTTTAGACTTTTGTCCAGTCGCATTTGGAGCGACGCAAAGTTCCACCAGCCAATCCGGCATTTCGGCAACATCTTCGTCCAGAACGATTGAATAACCATCAGACGGTGGGCAAATGACGTAACCACCGTCCCCCTTGATATCTACACCTTTAAAAAAGGGGTCTGTATCAGTTTTGACTTTCCGGCCTGGGTGTTTGAAATAGAAATGATCGCCGCCGCTGACTGTCTGGATCTTTCTGGTCGTAGGCAAATCGTGATAGCGTTCCCACTGCCGCCCATTTTTACCCTTCTTGATATCGATATCGACGACAACAATCCCACTTTCTTCTCCAGTGCGCAGGCCAATTAGTTTTGCGTTTTTATGCTCAAATAACCGTTCGAGTTCTTTCGGGTCAGTGGTCGCATCCAAGTGGCCATGTCCACCGTCTTCCTTAGACCATGTGGGCGCTTTGTTGCCAGCACACGGAAAAACCGGCAGCCCGTCGTCGGCCAGTCTCAGAGCCTGGTCAACGAGCAATTCCTGTTCGCGCGGGGTCAGGGTATCGGCGGCAACCATCGCCACTACCGCCACCGGATGGTGTGTATGCTGGGTCGGCTGGCCGGTCGGAAAGTCCCCTTTGGCCTGCTCTTGTTCAACTGGCTGTCTTGTTGGTGGCAGACCGCGTGATGAACCACGCAATAACTGCTACCCATCTGTTTGCGTTGGCCGCAGAAATGAAAGTCGATATCTTGAGGGTCGCCAAACGGGTACTGGCAAGCTCGGTTTTCGGGAACCTTGTTTTTTACCTTGTTCTTGATGCCTTCAAGAATTTTCGCTGCCAGATTGAGAACGCGGCTGCTGTAATTGCCGTAATCAAGTTGTTTGGACATCTGGCTGATGGTCAGCCCATTCTTCAGACCCTGCGCGACCACTTGTTTTTCCCGTGTGCTGATTGGAGCTGGCGAACGTCTGCCGCCCTTGTTTCCCGCCCCGAGGTGACGAAAGCCCTCCGGCTTCTGCCGGTGCATCAGCCCGATGACCTGGTTGCGGGTCATGTCATAATCGCCGGCGATGCTTCTTGATGTTTCACCGGCCTTGTATCGTTCATAGATGTCGACAATGCAGGATGCGCAGGTTTTGTTTTTGCCATGGAAAAATTCACCGCATCCGTTGCACTGTTTCATTGCTCGCTCTCCATGTATGCGGTTATGAAGACTGATGCGACTTGCGGGACGATCGCGTTACCCGCTCCGCGCAACGTGCCCATTCTGTTGGGTATCCCATAAGCCAGAGGGAAAATTCCGGGTTGAGTGCGCCTCGCTTTTCCGTCGGCGCAGGGGATAAGCTCGCCTGAAGCCCAAGTGTGGTCGGGCGGTTTGCTTCCGTGTTCTGAGTATATTGGTCGCGTAATTTCTGGGTTGTTTCCCTTGTATCCTTCCAATCCCTCGCTGTCGGCGTCGGCCATCCCGCCGTCTTGTATTGCTCTGACGGCGGTACTGGCTTGCCCATTAGGTAGCCCGTCATTCGGCTTGACTCCCCGCACTCGTCTGTCACTGGCGTCGGCCATCCCGTTTCCTTCATCCGCGGTGACGGCTGACCCATGTAGGCGTTTAGATGTTCCGGTAACGGACTTTGCGGCATGTGATCGTTCGCCGATGTTGTCGGCCACCCGGCTGGCAGCGCCTCCTCCGGTGATAGGCTGTCGCAACCCTTGACGAACTCCGGTGACCTCGGCGGGTTGCCGCTCGCTGTCGGCGTGGCCCACCCACCATAATCTTTGCCTGATGTGCGGCGCCCCGACGCCCGCAGCCGGTAGATCGGCGGCCCCGCAGGCATATCCACTGCTTTCCAGATCAGCGCGAACTCCAGCGAGCCATTCAAGTCCAAGTTTTGATCCAACCTGTTCTCCAAAGACCGTTGTAGGCTGGCACTCGGCGATGAGGCCGTAAAAAGCGGGCCAGATGTGTCGTTCGTCCTCATGGCCTTTTTGCTGTCCCGCGCTCGAAAGCGGCTGACAAGGACATGATCCTGTCCAGACTGGCCGGTCATCTGGCCATCCGGCGAGTCTGAGAGCGTGGCTCCATCCTCCGATGCCTGCGAAGAAGTGGCACTGGTCGTAGCCTCTGAGGTCGTCAGGCCGAACATCGAGTATTGATCTGTCATCGACCTCGCCATCCGCAATCAACCCGTCCGCGATCAGCTCTCTGAGCCATGCCGCGGCAAAGGGTTCGAATTCGTTGTAGTAGGCGGTCATTCTTCATCTGCCGCCAACTCGCCAGCCAATGCCTTGTAGCCACAGCCGTCCGTATAGTTGTCCATTTCCTTTGGACTGGCGTTCGTTCTACAGGTCTTGGCCCAATCAAAACACAGACCGACCTTGTAGATTGGAATTTCAACTCCAAGAATGACTTCCCAGCCCTTCGCTATATTGGTGAAGTTTTCTTTCGCGTCGCCATGCTGCTTATGGCGGTCGCCAGAAATCAGGCTGGACGCTTCTTTTAAGATCCGTTTCCGCGCCTTCATGCCAAATCTTCCTTGGCGATATTTTTGGCGGCGTGAATTTTCAGCGGTGTGATTTTCACCTGTACGCAATCCCGGTAGCCGTAGGATTTTTTGATATCCATTTCGGTAATCTGGGAATCGTCTTCGTAGACGATCCCATTCAGCGCATCGCTGATTGCCTTGCCAAGATTGTCCAGATCCGGTCGGTGTGTATGGCCTAGCAGCCCAGCTTGTGCGGCCAGCCGTTTCCATGTCGGCCACGAAGCCGGAACTCTGAAACATGCCATCACCTCCATTTTGACTGCACCGCCTAGCGGCGGCTTGCTCTGCATTTCGCGTCTGGCGATTTCAGCAACGCGGTCTTCATACTGTTTGGTTTTTTTGGGCGTGTAGGTACGCCTCCTTGAAAACCGCGGACGGCCCTTTGCGACGGGTTCAGACCAGATGATGAAGACAACCGGATCGCGCATTACTCCGGCAGATCCATAAAATCATCGGCAGTGACGTGGCCGTGGGTCTGTTCCCAGATCCGCGTCATGATTTTTTTCGTGGGGAAGCGGTCGCCTGCGCAATATCTGTTTACTGCCTGACGGCTGGTGCCAATCTGGCGGGCGAAAGCTGCGCGGGTGGTGGAATTTTCTTCAATGAAGTCGGTCAATTTCATGGCGCGACCATACGCACCTAAATGGTGCGGGTCAATTATAAAATGTCACCAAATTGGCGACAGACAAAAAATAATACTACATCTATGATTGACCATGAAAAATCGAATCAAGGAATTCCGCACGACGAGGGGCTGGAGCCAGGAAAAATTAGCCCAGTCTGTAACTCCTGCATCCACACGTCAGCAAATCGCCCGACTGGAAACCGGCCAGCGCCGACTGACCATGGAATGGCTGACCAGGCTGGCTACAGCATTACATTGCGCACCAGCGGATTTTTTTTCTGGTACTGAACAACCGCCTTCAATTCCTTCTGGTACAGTCGCCATGGTGCAAGAAGTCGATGTTTTTGCGAGTGCGGGCGCCGGTAGTGTTATCGACCATGAGAATGACGGCCAGCAGTGGGCTTTCCCCGCCGGTTGGGTGCGGGCTGAATTATCCGCTCCCGTTTCTGATCTGCGTATCATCACCATCGAAGGTGATTCCATGCAATCGGAACCGTCTCGGCGCGGAGACTTAGATCCTGGCGATAAGGTGATCGTAAACATCGCCGCCAGGTCGCCAACGCCGCCAGGCATTTTTATTGTCCATGACGGTATCGGTCTGGTCGCCAAGCGGGTGATGTTTCTTTCTGGTAGTGATCCCCATGCCGTTCGTCTTGTTTCGAATAATTCCGAATACCCCGACTACGAACTCACTGCTGAAGAAGTTCACATCATTGGTCGCGTGGTCGGACGCTGGCAGCGTCTATAAAAAAATGGCCCGATGCACCATGATTACTCCGTAAACAAATAGGGTATTTAATTGCGGAGGGATGGAGCCGGGGTATTTCCCTGCAAAAGTCCCCTGCAAAACTCTCTTTTTGCCCGGAAGTTTTGCCGGGAGAACCGGGCTAAACAAATAGGCTATTTAAATAGGCAGGTTTTTTTATTGCCGTCCCGATGCTCCCCTGATCTGTCACCATTTTGGTTTTTATATCTTGACTTGTCACCATAATGGTGCGCATGATGCGACATGCACCAGGAAATCACAGCGACATGGCGACACTTTGTACAGACGCGCCTAGACGACGTTCTCAATGAAATCGACTACCTGGACGCCGGAGAAACCACCTACAGCAACCGCGATACCCGCGACCGGATGAAACAACTCTGGGAAGCCAGAAATGTCTTCCGCCGCGAACTGGCGCTGCTGACGCCTGACGAGGCCGCCTGATGACTGACGGGGTTTACCATCGCGGCTACCTGCCGATCGACTGCGGCGATGAAGCGCGCCGGAAAACGGACCTGACAGAAGAACAAAGGTCTCTTTGTGAACTGCGTGACGCCATGTGGCTCCGGTCGGAAAGAGGCCAGGTCCATCTTTTTCAGAAGCGCCATGGCGAACTTGATTACAGCTACATCGCCGTGGCCATCCCACCAACAGAGGTCAAAAAATGAAATCCGAATACGAGCCGCAGCTTGGCGATCAGGTTGTTTACAGCACTGATTACAAGCGCCGTGAAGGCCGAATTGTCGGTCGCACGGTTGAATTAGACCCGAAATTCAATGTGGAAATTTATGAAGCCATTTTGCCGAATACAGAAAAAAAGAAATTAGTTGTCACCAATGTGCCGATGACAGCGTTACGCAAAAAGGAACAGAAAAAATGCCCGACACAAAAGACGACGGCATCATTCACATTGACGACAGTCGCGTAAAGATCATTTGCCCAGAATGTCATGGCAACGGCTTCTATCGAGAAGTCGATGACCACGGTTCACTTGTAATCAAACAGTGCCAGCGGTGCGACAGCGAGGGTGAACTATGATCGCGCGAATTTCCCAGCACCTTGTTGAAGGTGTTCTTTTCAGCGTTGTCGTCTTGTCGCTAATTTTTTGGGCTGACATTTTAGAGACGTTGCTGAAATGACGGCAACCTCAGCACAATGGTCTTGTGCCTGCGGCTATAGCGGCGCCATGGGAGTGACGGATAGCCGCTGGTCTTTTTCACGGGACTGCGTACGCCGCCGTCGCGAATGCCCGAAGTGTCAACATAAATTTACGACGTACGAAACAACTGAATGCCAGCCAATTCTCACGTTGGTATCACCTGAGGAAAAACAACTTCTGGATTTCATTGGCACTTGGATGCAGCGGCATGACTAGCGCGCTTGAACGCCACAACATATTTTGGCTGTCATCATCTTCCTTGAACTTGGCAAGGGCGTCTCTGGCTCTGTGGATGCTTCAGTACCTGTACAAAATTCGCGGCCCTGCATCGCTTCATATGTATCGCGGGATTGCCGGCGAAGACGGCGTTGCCGCTGCGCTGGCCAACCCCGACATGGAAATCGAAGAAGCCATTGCCATCTCCGAAAGTGTTCTGAAAAGCAATACAACCGGCGGCAAGATCACCGGCAGCAAATTCGACCCGGATGAGGTTGAGAAGACGCGCCAGCTTCTGGCCGGATATTCAACCAGCCGCATGGAATACCCCGGCGTCGTTCGTAATGCCGTTGAAGCGTTGCGCCCATATGGCAAGCCATCGTCCGCCCAGGAACGCATTGAAGTCATGCTTGAAGGTGTGCCGGTGCCGATCACCGGCTTCAAGGATTTCAGCTATGACGACCACGGCGTTGATATCGATCTGAAATGCCCAGCGAAGTTGCCGTCATTCATGGCCGCGGATCACAGGCTACAGGGGTCAATCTACTGGGCGGCCAGCGGCAACCGGGCGCAGCGTTTTTGTTACGCCACCGCCAAGGAAGCACAAATTCTGGAGCTGGATGCCGATACCTGCCGCACATCATTGCGCACGGCAACGGGCATCGCGCAGACCCTTGAAAGATTTTTGTCCATTTCCAATGACCCCGCCGAATTGGCGGCACTGGTTATCCCTGACTATTCGGGGTTCCGGTGGTCAGAGCCGCAAATTGAAGAAGCACAGAAAATTTTTGGATTTTAACCCCAGAGCAAAGGAGAAAAGATCATGGGACTGGGACTGAATATTGGTAACAGTGAAGGGGGGGATTTTCTTCCCATAATAAAATTTGACGCCAGAGCCGGGAGATGGTCCCGCATAGACCGTTCGCAAGATGCGTCCGGAATATGGGGATCTGACGCTGTCGACATCACGGCGAGTTTTTCCGCTGCATTCGATGTCGCGGATTGCGAGGTCGGCTGGCTTAAATTCTATGAAGGCGTCAGCAAGGTATTGGTCCCCATGGGCGAGCCATTACCGCCGCAGACATCTCCGGATCACAAGCAGGGTTTTTCCATGACTGTTAAATTGTCTGCTGACTGCGGTGGCGATCTGCGTGAATTTTCCTCATCGGCAAAAGTGGTCTGCGCAGCGATGGATGCGCTGGTAGACAAGGTGGAAGCATCGCCGGAATACAAAGAGGCGAAAATTCCGATCATCGGCTGCGCAAGCAGCAATGCTGTCGTGACGAAAACGCCAGGGGGGACCACAACTAACTACGCCCCTGTTTTTGAAATCACCGGCTGGATCACCCGAGATCAATTCGGAACCCAGCCAGAACCTGCGGTTGAACAGCCAGCGGCAGTTGTGCCGCCGTCACCACCTCCTCCGGCTGGTGCGGTTGCCGCTTCACAGTTCTAACGGCAGTAGGGACCGGGCGGCGCTAACAACGCCGTCCGGTATTTTTTTATGAGATTAATCAACAAGCGGCAACTGGCGGATTATTTATCCGTCAGCCTAACGACCATTGGCCGCATGGCCAAAAGAGGTGAATTGCCTGACCCCATCAGACTGGGGCCGGGGATCGTCAGGTGGGATTTGCAAAAAATTGATTTATTGATCGATTCCAAATCAACAACAAGCGGGTATGATGATCCGGACATACAACTATTGAAAAAGGTGAATCATGGATAAACGACGGAAATATATTCTGGAAGGTTCTCTTGGAGCCTTGATCCAGGAATACCGCGCCAGCCCGGAATTTGACCGGCTGGTTGACGGAACCAGACAAGCCTATCTGAGATCGATAGATCGGCTGACGCCGCTATACCGCGTCAAGGTTGATGAAATCCGGCGGCGGCATATCATCACGCTCAGAAATCAGATCCGCCAGACCCCGGGCGCGGCAAATCATCTGGTTTCAGTTGTCAGCGTGTTGATGAAATTTGCGGTGATGATGGAGTATCGGGACGACCTGCTGGCGGGAATTGAAAAGCTGCCGATTGGCGAGCATAGCAGATGGTCAGATCAGGATGTGGAATTTGCCCTGGATAATTTTCCAGAGCATCTCAGGCGGGCTGTCGTTCTGGCCCTTCACACCGGCCAACGCGCCAGTGACCTGGTCAAGATGAAGTGGTCTGATTTTGATGGCGAAGGCATCACGGTCACCCAGAAGAAGACCGGCACCAGTTTGTGGCTGCCGTGCAATTTGGAATTGCGGCAAGAACTGGAAGCGTGGAAGGTGGACAGAACGACCATGACAATTCTGTCCAGGCCGAGTGGCCAGCCTTATTCCGCGACGGCGTTATGCGGTGCAATGTCAAAAATGATTGCCAGATGCCAGCCAAAATTACTTGGCTTGCGCTTTCATGGCTTGCGGATGACTGCCGCCGCCAAGCTGGCGGAAGCCGGTTGCTCTGTTCACGAGATTGCATCAATCACCGGCCACAAGAGTTTGCAGATGATCGAGCATTACACGGCTGGTGCAGACCAGATCCGGCGGGCAAAAGCCGCCATTGTAAAATTGGAACAATATTCGGCTAATTAAGCCATAACCCATTGATTTATATATGAATCATAACATGATTGATATCATGCGTTCATTATAAATCAAACACTTACGGGGCAATAGGCGCGCATGGCGTGTCTATTGCCCCCTTTTTGTTCTACTTGCCGGTTGCTCTCCTTTTCATTGTTGAACATTTTTACAAAAACTTAAATGGGGGTGAAAAAAGCCCTTGTAAAAACATTATATGCACCCATATAAAGGGTGTAGCAAAGGAGAAAATCGATGAAAAAGATCACTTTCAAAGGCAAAACCGAAAAGATCACCGCGCCTGAAGAGCGGTGCTTGCGCCAGATGGCCAGTAACGGCTTCGCAGCCGCAGTTTCTGATTTTTCGAGCCATCACCGCGGTGGCTGGCTTTCCACCGATTTGCCGCAAAATCCTGACCGGCTTGAGGCGCTGGGTATTCGCGTCGAATATAATCCGGCCAAAAGGCCATGGATTGTCGAAACCGCACCATCGTCGCAGGCTGAAAAACGAGCCGCTAGGCTTTTTGCTGCGAGGCCTCGCGTTCAGCAGGCCGCGGTCGGCAATCCCCGCCGGATCAACGCGATATTGGCACGGCTGGAAGAGAATAGCTAATCCCCGCCCCACCGGCCTAAACGGCCCTCTTGCCCCGATTTTAGAGCGGGGCATTTGGGGTGAAAGTAATTTGGAGAAGGTTATGGCCCTTAATAAAGAGATTGAAGTTTTCTATGAAAAACTTGCCAAGATCAAGGGCAAGACACCTGCAGATGAAGGCCGCAGAGCCGCCATAGAGGACGATATTGCGCGGTTGGAATTAAGGCGGAAAAAAGAAACCGGCGCCTTGGAAAACCGTTCCCATTTGGAAGCGCAATGGAATGACTGATCAAAAAAAACTTGGCCGTCCGGTGGGCAGCCATAAGTGGCCGCACCGCATCAACGTATATCTGTCAGATGAAGACCGCGCGTTGGTGGACAAGGCCCGTGGTGACGTTTCAATTTCGCGGTACGTCAGGGATGCAGTTGTGGCAAAGGCAAAGCGGCGGGTGAAACAGCTATTTCTTCGTCGCCCTTGCCCTGCTCATGGCCCGGTTTCCAAACCAGAACGAAATGATGCAAGCCAATAGCCCCATTTCTTCTTCCCCAAAGGCACTTTCCAGAGCCGTCGGCCAATCAACGTCTTGATTTGCAATCAGTGAGTATACCAAGCCCACCTCTACGGCTATAAATGTTCCCATGAAAAGATAGGTGATGACCGGCCTGACGCTGGCTTGAAGGGACACAACCCAGCCGCCATGTGCGGCCAGAGCCATGTCGTGTTCATAGAGTTTTTCCGTTTCTACTATATCAGCCTTGGCGTCCAGTTCCTGTAAATTCATGGTGGACAGAGCCTGAGCATACTGTGCCTTGGCTGCCAGCATGGCTAATTCCTGTTTGTTGGCTTGGCCCTGCCTAAAAAAACCGAGAATCTCAGGGATAATGGACGTGGAAAAGCCCAGAAGACTGCCTAAAAGTGCGATCATCTTTTGCGCCCGCTGGGCATCGGCGATCCGCCTTTTCCTACATAGAGTCCGAAGAACGCAGCACCCGCGCCCACGATTGTGGAAATAAATGCCGCCTGTGCATTGGTTGGATCTGACAGCGCCATGAACCACATCGTGGATTCATAAAAGGCGTATATATATGCCAGCATTATCAGCCGGGGGATCACCCGGAACTTATCAAGCAACCCAGCCGTCTGATTGCACCAAGTTTGCGCGTCGTCCCCGGTGGGGGGCGCCAGATCAGAGGCCAGCAATTCGTATTCGCGGGAGGTCTCAACGACCTTGACCACATTGTCAGCCATTGGTGTCTTCTTCCGCCTTCAAAAACAATGCTGAAATTCTGTTGGCCCGTTCGCCGACCTGGTCGGCCCACTGGCTGTCCAGGGCTTCCGTTGCGGCGGTGTCAAAATCACCATCCTTCAAGGCCGCCAGCATACGGGAAAATCCTCGTAATCTGGGCACCCCGAGATTGAATGCCATGTTCGCCAGACCGCGCTGGGCCGGTTCCGGCATCTTGCTCCACCACGGAAACCCGGCATTCAGTTCACTGACAGTGCGCTTGATGTCGTTGTCCAGCAGATCCATCGCCTCGACGGCGGAAATACCTATGGCGTCTAAATTTCTGCCGGTGCCGATCGTCAAGGCGCCAGCCGTGCAATGGTACGGCTTCAGCTTGACGCCTTCGTCCATTTTCAAATCGTCGGAAAGTTGTTTTGCGTCCATTTTTTCTATCGGCTTGGGGCGGTTGAAAATACGTTCCGGCAATTCGCGGTAGACCAGACAGTCATAGTTTTCAGTATGGCCTTTCAACGGCCCGTTGAACTTCCAGCCGTTTATGATGTAGCCTTCAATTTCGTGATATTCGGCATAGCGCAATTCAATTTCTGCGCGGTTTCTCATTTACCGAATGCCTTTTTGAAACTCTTTTCTTCATTTTCTGGCGTCATCATATCGCACGCTATTGTCGATGTGAGGGTGGTGATGTCCTGCACTCGGCGAAATAAGCAAACGTCCAGATCGACGGCCACCAGGCAAACGATGTCGCAGTCATCCTTCGTGAGTTTCCGCCGCCGTATTCCGCGGCTGGTCATAAATTGGTACCACCGGCCATCTTTTTGTGGTGATTTCGAAGCCTTGACCTGGATACGCTTGATGCGTTTGTCCTTCATGGCGATCAAGTCAACGCCTTCCGTCGTCGCCACGACCACGCGCCAGCCGTTCTTTTCAAGACAGGCCGCCGCCAGATATTCGCCTGCGCGACCAACATCATTGTTGTCGCCGACCAATTAACTTGCCCGCGCCAGCCGACGAATTTCTTCTTTCAAATGCTCAACGTCTTTTCCCAGAGACGTTAGTTCGCGAACTTTGGCTTCCAGATTTGACGGCGCAGAGATGTCCGTCAAAATGTTGACGCGCTGACGCAGGTTGTTGGTTTCTACGTCGATGCGGTCAAGACGATTATCGAGTTGCCTGATTGACGCCTTAAATTCTTCAAGTTGAGCGGTGATGGCGCCAATTTGATGTCTGGCGATTGCCATGGCAGCGACAACGCTCGCAAAAACAGCGCCGACAGACAGGAGCATTCGAAGATCGAATTCCATATGAAATCACTTTTCTGCCGCGCTTTCCGCGCGCAACGCTTTCCGATTTATGCGCCATCTTTGAATGAGGACAATAATCGACAGAGCGCCGATGGCCGTGCCGAGCAGAGTGTTGAAATCCCCGCCAAGAATAAAATTCCAAAGTGATGCGGCAAAACCCGATCCGGCGGCAGCGGCGTCTATGTTTTCAGGTCTGATCGTCACGCGGGGTCAGCTTTCGGTGGCGGGTACTTATTCCCGGTCATAGAGAGATCGGTCCCGGTCCCCTGGATACAAGCCAAATTATTCATGTTGGGCCGAGTGACGACGACTGTCCAGCTCCCGTGCGAACTCGCGAAAAGTTCGAATAGCGAATCCCCGGCAAGCCCATGGGCGACGACGATCTCCCGATATTCTTGCAACAGCCGGTCAGCTATCTTGTGATGAGCCTGGCAGATTAAAGGCATCTGCTGGGCCTGGACGGCAGGCATTAAAAAAGCCGCCACGAGGGCGGCTGCGAGGGCGGCGGCGAGGCGGGTCATTCGGGGGTGCCGTCTACTTCTTGGATCGTGGAGGTGCCCGCCTCGACCTCTTCCATCATGCGGGCGTAGTCCGTATTGTTAGGGTCTGGCGGAATATTCACATTCGGAGTACCTTCTGCTGCATAATATTTTGTGCGGCCATTGTCGATATGCTTAAAATATTTCATAGTTATAACTCCGCTGCTGCTTCAAGTACCTGGCCAGATTTAAGTTCTACAAAAAGACCGTTTCCATCCACATATCCTGAACCACTGGCAATCGTAGCAGTTACACTATGAATCCCTGCCGCATTGGTGGACAGAGTGCCATCAACCCCGCCGGCAGATGAATCGATGGTGTTAAAAGTTCCCCATGTCATGGTTGGCGCTGCCCTCATTGTGGTTGGAAAGTCTAACCCGCCAACAATACCAGTTGATGTACTCCTACAGGTTCCAGCCAGACCAACTCCACTGGCAGTAGTCCATTTAACGTAATAGCGTTGGCACTTAGCTAATGTCGTCCCGTAATCTTCTGCTTGAAACGATGTGGAGACACTACCTAATTCCAGTTGCACATTGGCTAGAAAGAAATCGTTGCCCGTGTTGTCGAGTAAATTCTGCTGGTTTGATGTTGCATACCCTTCTGTGCTGGTCTGCCATGCGTCCGCTGTGGATTGGTACGTGCCAGTCGCCATCAGCGGAAAAACCAGCCACAGGCTTGCATTAGCATCGTTGTCGATAACAGGGACAGAGGTGCCGGGGGCGGGGAAATCGACAGTTATGTATTCCCAAGTATTTGCCGACGTGACGGTATATTCCGTGCAGCATGAGTCATTTCCTTCCTGAAGATACACCGCAACGCAATGAGTGCCAGATTTTGGCGATTTAACCCAGAAGCTCAAAGCCAACGGATAATCGTCAGTTGCTTGCCCCCAATTCAAGTGCTGTAGATTCTGCCCTTCCATCTTTTGGAGAACGGCACTGATGTTATTGCCCGAAGTGTCAGTGTCAGCCGTGGTCACGTCAATTTGTAGGCAATATCTAAACGGGCCATCTGTGGTGCCAGCAGTTGCTTGACTGGCGGTGTAACGGCCTGATGAGGATGTTCCGTAGTGTGTCCAACCATCAGTTCCGTAGTAAACATAGTTGGTGCCGCCAATACCCGTCACCGACGATCTTTGAGCCACTGTGAAACCGCCATTCAAAAGCAAATTCTTATTTCCGCCCGGAATTGGATTTGCGCCGCCAGTTATACTGCCGAACCGGAATTGCTCCGTGCCGCCAGCAGTCACTCCAACGGTATCGGCGGCGGGGAAATATAATCCAGTGTTAGTGTCCGCTGTCGCCTGCAATGAAGGCGCCGAAACCGTCCCGGCGGCTGCCGACAACGCGGTCGTGGTCTTCAATGTCGCCAGTGACTGGGTGCCGTCGTACAGCTCGGCCAGATCCTGCATAATCGCCCGCATCCAGTTATTTACGTCCGATGGGGCCATGCCTTCCGCGCACGAAATTGACTGCAACGTCGTGTTGGATGCCGCCGTTTTTGAATAGGCTGATATTGTGTCTGCCATAAATTAACTCCGTAAAAAACCCGCCATCGACGGGCGGGTTGGTTATTGTCGCCGACCAGCGCTCTTGGCGTATGGCGGCTGTGGTTCCATGTCTTGCAGGCGGCCTGCCTGGAATGCGGCCCTCCCGCCTGGGCCAAGTAGCCCACCCCATTTGCCGCCGTAATAGGCGGTCTCACCCATCAAGCGGGGGATGGTTAGCGGTAGCCCTGCAACAAATGTTGGATCACTGAAGGCGTATAGGGCGGCACCGGCAGCAGGCACCCTAGCCAATCCACGTGGGGCTTTTTCGTGTAAGGCTTGCCCCGCCAGTTTCGGCCTCAGGGTTGCTGCCCCGGCCTTCTCTAATTGTTTCGCCAACTGTCCGCGTCGGCCCCAATTCGTATAGACATTGTTTCGCATGATTGATTGCAGGGCCTTTAAGGATGAACCAACCTTTGCCTTTTTCCCCGCCAGCTTAAACTCGTCTTGGATCTCTAGGATCAGGCCGGTGGCCCTCTCGTATTCGGACATGATGTCGGCGTAATCGGGGGCCTGTTCAGCTATCACTTCTCTGACGGCGTGATACATCTCGTCCGCTATTTTACGGTCAGGCGTGCCGAACTTCGTATTTTGCCGGATGCTGCCTATGGCCTGCTTCAGAGCATCGAGGCCCTCGACGGTTCTGAATATGGCCGGATCAGCCTCGGCCCATTCTTGAACTTTATTTGCAATCTTTTCAAACGTACCCGCTACTTCTTCGCGGACGACTTTACCGTGGAAAAGTCCGGCCTCTCCGACATCGCCCAGCTTCTTTGTAATGGGGCCAAAGTCTAGAATCTTTGGATCAGAGGTAACTTCCGCCATTTTACTGGTGTATGCCGCCGCTCGTTCTTCACGTAGACGGGCCAACGCCTTATTAGCGTCATTCACAACCGTATCAAGAGGTGCCTTACCCCGCATATTATCCAGAAAATCCTTGGCCATCTGGCCGCCGGTTTTTCCTGCCTTTGCGGCTGCACTTAAAGCGTCAGAACCGACACCCGTTGTTAGTCCGACGCCTATCTTAGCGACAGGGGCGGCTACCTTTGTTGCTGCGGTGACCGGATCAACAAAATCCGCAGCGGTTTGAACAGCCCTGCCAACTTTACCTAACGCAGACGGCGCACGGGCTGCTGCCCCACCAAATCCGGTTAATACAGTTGCGAGGTCTGCTAAAGATCCGGCTGGGTCTGTCGCCAATGTCCGCTTAATGTTTTCAACGCCCCAGTAACGGTCCATGAAAAACTGACCCACAGCGTCCGCAACAGCTTCGTCGGGCTGTTGGCCAGGAATTAATTTTTGATAAATACCTCTACCAAGAGCCGCTATAGATTTTGCCGTTCCTATCGGATCAGTGAATGGCTGTACTATATCGCTGCCTAACTGGACCGCGCTTTCAGGCAAATTAGAGACAGCTTGCGTCGCGACATCCGACCATGAAAGCGGCCCTGCTACTGGGTTATCAGCAAGTTGAATATCACCGGCTGACATATATTTTTCCGCAGCCGCACTTGCAGAGCCACGAGTTTTATATTTGTCCTGGCCAAAGAATATTTGTCTTCCATCCGGGGTTTTCAGACCCCAACCGGGACGCCCATTCTTTACGGCTTCGACTAGGTCAGCCATTAGCCTTCCTCTGCATTGTTAAAATCGGCGCGATCCCTCATCACAACATCTTTTGGGTCGTACTGATGTCGTATAGCCAAAGCTCTATATTTATCGCTGATGACATTAATTCGGCCCCGTGCGCGGTCGGATAGTTGAATGATCCGCTCTGCCATTGTCTTCGCAACCTTTGGATCGATGATGCCGCCCTTAGTAATTCTGTCGATTTGCAACATTATGGAACCGATCAGGCTTTGCGCTTGCCGACCCAACTTGACCTCACCCTCTCGGACGACACTTTCTGGGTCTAGGGCCGTGATAAATGAGTAGAGTGTTTCAAGCTGCGCTGTCGGACCAATTTCGGGAAGTTTCAGAATGTCCTGCGCCCTCATTCCCATATTTACAATCGGGCTGATGGCGTTGACTTTCTTGTCGTATTCCTTCCGCCATTTCGTCGTTGTATCCAGCATGCTCTGCCGCTTTGATTGGACATCTTGCTGACGCTGACGGGCCTCACCCTTAAATTCTCCCAGCGTCTTGCCAATATCCGGTGATAGAGCGAGGCGCATGGCATCGGTATCAGATAAAGGCGGTGGTCCAGCAGCAGCCATTGACTGAGGCGAACTAACCATTTGTGGGGATACGTTAAAAGCATCACCGCTTTGCCCGGTAGGCGCAGAGACTAATTCAGAACTAGTGGGGGCTAGTGGTGTGCCCACGCCTGGGAGCGAACCCCGGCCACCCAAGTAGCGGCTCAATACCGCACTACGAATTTTTGCTTGTTGTTGAGCCAACGCTCCTGCCCGCAGTGCATTCTGGTATTGCAGCTTATTCATCTGTTGCTGCATCCCAGCAGCCTGGGCCTGACGGTAATTAGCGGTAGCGTTAGCCATTGCGTTCGCCATCGCCGCGCCCGTGCTGACCGGCATACGGGTTGGCCCGCCTGCTTGTGTCAGCGCCTGCGCGGCACCACCTAACGCCGCCCACCGGGGGTCGAGAAGGCCGCCAAAGCCAGTGCCACCGCCGACCTGGCCGAACAGTCCTGAAAATGGATTTGCCATGGCCGCCCCCTAACCCAACAAACTCAAGCCAGCGCCGCCAAGCGCGCCCAGCCAAGGATTGACGCCCACCATATTTGCGAACTGCGCCCCAGAGAATGCGCCGCCAAGACCGCTTGCCACGGGGTTCTCGTAGTACGGCGTGGCGGCTTGCCAACTTCCCGTGCCTGACAACGGCATCCCTTGGATTTGACTGATGTATGCACTAAGCATGTCCCTCGGACGCTGCTGGTAGAAGCCGAAACGTGCGACCTTGTCGGCCAGTTCCCTTTGAGCCTGCGCCCCTTGGGTTGCGCCGATTGCCGCCAGCCTTGCCGGGTCGGCGTAGTCAGTGGCTGCTATCTGCGGAGCCATGCCGATCATTTGATTTTGTCTCGCCCGTTCGGCTGCATATTGCGTAGCACCAACGTCGGCTAAACCACGACCGAATGCCTCTGTGGCCCTCTCGGTAGCTAGGGCCTGTGCGTTGCTGCCAAGCCTGCCAGAGCGGGCAAACTGCGACGTGATGCCTGGTAGTACCTGTTCCGTGAATTGCTGCACAGCAGGCCTTACAGCAGCGCCATACATCTCTTGATATCGGGGGCCGCCCAGCCAACTACCCTGTAGAGTATCCACCGCGCCCTGTTGCGCCAGGGGGTTTAGCGGATTACCGCCAAGCGCCCGCAAGCGAATGAGGTTTTGCGCTGCGATGGTATCCGCCGATTGTGGCGCTACCGTGCTGAATGGATAATATTCCTGTGGCGCAGTCTGGTATTGCCGCTGCGCCTCACCAAGACCATACGATAGGTATGGCTGCACGCCAGACCATGGGTCTCTATTTTCAGTCGTAACGATCTGTCCGCTAGGTTGCGATGATCCGCCTTTAGACATTTATATCTCCTTGGCCAACACAGTGGCCACTTCCTTGTAATCTTTAAGCCGACGCGCCCAGCCTTTACGGCCCACCAGTTCAATACGCCGACACCCTTGCGAGCGCGCCCACGGTATTAGCCGGTCACGCTCAAGCTCCCGCAATTCGTCGTATTCACCGCCAGCCAGCCAGATGCGGCAGTGGTTGCCGTTTGGGTAACCAACAATCTCCGTAATCATTGCCGAGTTCTCGGCAGGCCAGAATTGCGCCTGGTCGTTCCGCAAAAGGTCGAGGATGTCATGCTCGGTATGCGTATCACCCGCGTGTTCAAGAGCCGCCAGGATGTGGTGACGCAAGCGCTTCCATTCATCCCAGAATGACGTAGCGGTAGGTTCTGTCGCTCTGGCTGTTGTTTGCATGGGTCAGCGTTAAAGTCTGCTTTCCTTGACTGCTTACATAGATCGTGCCGTTGCCTACTTCAGCCGAAGCGTTGGCTGTCGTGGGCATCAGGCCGAAATAGCTAGTCGCACTTAGTCGCTTGTCAGCCACCACAGTGCTTGCCGCACTGGCGGTCAGAGTCACGCTGCCAGTGGCATTGATGCCGCCGTCTAGCGCCCGGTTGACCACTTCTGCGACCTGGCGCGGCGTAGCGCCAGCTTGTGGAAGCCTCCTGAATTGGTTGTCAGCCATTACCGCATACCAGCGGCCTGTGCCTGGACATCAACGCCTTGAGCATTTGTCCAGACGCCGCTGACATTCAGCCTGACCCGATGAAAGCGGCCATTGGCGCGAACAGGTGCCCAACCGTCATCGTTAACGCTGGCGGCAGTCGTAGCTGTCTCATCGTCTTGCTGCCGGTTGCGAGTTAGCACCTGCACCGTTGTCGTTGGGCTGATCCCAGTGACCAGAGGCGTAACCGCGTTGACCATTGTTCGCTGGCCATCAGGCAATGTCTGTTCGCCAGTTTCAATTACACTGGTCAGGGCGGTGCCGGTGAACGTGCTGATCTTGCTGTCATCACTGCCAGCAAAAGCGAACTCGCCACCCTTCCAGATAGGGTCATCCAAGCTGGCTGGCAGTGCGTCCAGGCTGCTGTTGACGTTGTTCAGTTCTTCCAGCGTGTAGCCAGCCGTGTAAATTGGCGCGACCAGATCCGTTTCCACCTCGCCTCGTGACCAGCGGCCAAGCGAATAATTGTAGACCAGCAACTTGTTTGGCTGCGATCCGCCATTGCCGTCTGAATACGCCAGGACGTAGAGTTTGTTTACTGGATCGATAGCCGCCGAACAGCGTTCGACATCACCAAGGTTCAGGTCGTCTGCGAAGAACCTATCAACTTTCTCCGTGCCTATCGGAGTCGATGTCGCTCCATCAAAAAGATAAAATCCGTCGCCGCTGTAGTAGATCGTGTTGTTGCCGATTGCTGCCACGCTGCCTGGAATGGCACAGCCCCTGGCGGTTTCAACGGCATCGAACTGGAAGACCAAAGGCGAACCAGCGTATGTGCCGCGGACAATGCCTTCTTCGCATAAGATGGTGGCGAACTCGCCGCCAACCAGGCCGGTAATGGCACCGAGGCCATAGATCGTCTGACTGTCCGCCTGCGTTGTGGCGCTGGCCGCCCAGCTTGTGCTGTCGCCAAGCGCCGACCAGAGGACTTGCTGGTTGGATGTCGAAGTGTTTGCCGTCATCACAAAGTCCCTGACGACATCAATATATTTGCACGTCGGTGCGCCGGAAACGTCAGCGAAAAGCGATGAGCTGCCAAGCGTGTAGCTCTGTAATATCTGCGAATTACTGGCTGCTATGACGATGTTACCAAATTGGACGAAGCGCCAAGGCTCATCGCCGCTCAGCGTGTAATTACCGGACTTGCTGACATTGTCGAGGTCACTGTCACCAGCGCCGAACAGGTATAACTTGGTGCCATCGCCAGCAAATAGCTTGACCGTGCCGTTGGACTGCTTGGCCGGAAAGATGCCACGCAACCGGGCATCGGCTGCGTTCGATAGCGCTGACAGACTGGGCAATGGCCGGTAGCCGCGCGCCGTGGGTATGACGTTCTTGGCTTCTGCGCAGCCAGCATTAAGAGTGGGCTGGTCGGGCGTCCATTCGCCAAAATTAACTGCCGTCATTGCCTCGCCCAACTTTCATTTCCTGTCGATACCGTGGCCCAGACTTCAGACCCGGCACTTATCTCCGACCACGTTTCGCTTTCATCCGATACGGACGACCAGTCTTCGCC